GCTGACTGGCGGCCCCCGGCGCCACCGCCGTCTCCTTTGCCGGAGCCAAACATCCCTTTCCAGGTGCCGCCGCCGGCGATCCCTCCCCTAAGCCCCAGCGGGCCGGCGGCGGACAACCTGGGTCCGCTGCTGGTCAGCCTGCTGGGCAAGGTGATGCCGAGCTTCCAGACGATCCTGCTGTTGCTGTTGGCGCTGAGCAACGTGTGGATGTTGTATCGGGACATCGCCCGCCAGACCGGCGTCCGCATGTTGATCGACGACCAGACCGCTCAACAGATCGTGACCGTGATCCGCAAGGTCGCGGGTGGTTCGGGCGGGCAGCCTCCGCCTTCGCCGCCTTCTGCTTGAGCGTGTGGCAGTGGATGAGCTGGTGGCTATGGTTGCCGATGCGGCTGGAGTCCCTGGTCTGGATTGTCGTCGGTTTGCTGGCCCTGTATTTGGTGGCGAACCTGCTGAAGCGTTGATGGTTTGTGTTCAAATGAGTGCCTGATGGCTAGCACACAAAACATGCTGCAAGCTGGTTCTGACTGGCTGGCCAGCCAGCTCAAGACGCACGCCTCGCGCTCGGTCGTCTATCAGCGCGGCATTCGTGAGGTTACGGTGCTAGCCGTGATCGGACGGACGCTGATGAAACTCGATGACGGCTTTGGCGGCGTGAAGATGGAATGGACTGACCGCGACTTTCTGATCCAGGCAAGCGATCTTGTCTTGGACGGCGAGCCGACACAGCCACAACTAGGGGATACGATTCGCGAGACAAACGGCGATGTGACCTATATTTACGAGGTCATGGCACCTGGCGGTGAGCCGCATTGGCGCTGGTCGGATGACTATCACAAGGTGATGCGGATTCATACGAAGCAGGTAGGTATTGCGTAGGGATTGCGTCGGGATTGCGTAAATGGCCGTAGTGATCGACATCGCTGATGCCGTAGTGGCGGAGCTGAACGCGACGTCATTCAGTCAACCACTGGTTGCCGAGCGGCATTATCAGCCACGCTTCGAGCTGTCGGAGATGGCGAACCTGAAGGTGAGCGTCGTGCCGCGGTCGATGACCTCCAGTACGTTGGACCGACGCAACGACAGCTTCGACTATCAGATCGACGTGGCTGTGCAAAAGCGCACCGATACCAACCCGGTGTTGCTCGATGCTATGATGAATCTGGTTGAGGAGATTGCCGATCACTTTCGGACGCAGCCCTTGTCAAACTATCCGCAGGCTCGCTGCATCGATGTGAAAAACGAACCGATCTATGCGCTCGAACATCTCGACGAGCTACGACTATTCACGAGCGTCATCACGTTGACCTTTCGTGTGTGGAGGTGATTCATGTTTGGCATGACGATTGACACTGCCAAACAAGGCTTCTTCGACCGCGAGAGAGTCAAGCGCGCCATGGACAGGGCTACATTTCGGGTGCTCTCGAAGTTTGGCGCTCATGTTCGCCAGCGTGCCAAGACGTCGATTCGCAAACGCAAAGGCATCAGCCCGCCTGGGCAACCGCCACATTCGCACACTGGCCTCTTGCGCCAGTTCATCTTTTTCGCGTATGATGCGGATCGCAAGAGCGTAGTGATCGGCCCCACGTTGCTACGATCTGGCTCAGAGGTGCCTCGCTTGTTGGAGTACGGCGGCGAGACGACTATCCTAAAGCGTGGCAAGCCTTATCGTGCACACTATCGGCCTCGGCCTTATATGCGTCCAGCGTTTGAGGAGGAAGAGTCTAATCTGACGACGCTGTGGCGTAATACTGTTCGATAAGGAGACGATCCATGGGTGTTAAACTCGGGTTAGACGCAAAACTGTTTCGTAACACGGGCACGTACGAGGCCCCGACTTGGACGGAGATTGGGAACGTCCGAGACGTTACGCTGAATCTTGAGACGAGCGAAGCCGACGTGACCACCAGGGCTAACAACGGTTGGCGGGCCACAGTAGCTACGCTCAAAGACGCCTCGATTGAGTTCGAGATGGTCTGGGATTCGGCCGACGCCAATTTCACGGCGATGCGTCAAGCATTTTTGGGTAACACGTCTATTGAGCTTGCCGTACTAGACGACGAGGTTGCAACTGGCCAAGGTCTGCGGGCAACTTGCATGGTGACCAAGTTCAGCCGCAACGAGCCGTTGGAAGAGGCGATCACAGTCAGCGTTACGGTCAAGCCGACCTATTCGGATCATGCGCCAAGCTGGATGGGTGGCGGCAGCTAATGCAATAACGTGAGGTGACATTACATGCGGACGTTTCGCGACAACGCCGGCCGAACCTGGACGATTGCCATTAACGTTGCGGCAATCAAACGTGTTCGCGCTTTGGTGGGCGTCGATTTGTACAAGTTGGTGGACGACGGGTTCAAGCCGCTCGGGGCGCTGATCAGCGATCCGGTGCAGCTTGCCGATGTGCTCTACTGCTTATGCAAAGATGAAGCCGACACCAAACAGATCAGCGATGAAGATTTCGGCAGGGCTCTGGCAGGTGACGCTATTACACTTGCGACAGATGCCTTTGTGGAGGAGCTGATCGATTTTTTCCCCGAAGCGAGGGTGAGGGACAGCTTTCGGAAGATCGTGGCCGAAAGCCGGAAGGTGCGCAACCGGATTCTGGAGCGAGCCGAGAAGGTGATTGCGACGTTCGACGCCGACCACGAAGCGAACAAGCTGCTTCGCTCGTTTGGCATTGCGCAGGAATTCTCGGAATCGATCCAGGCCCCTTCACCCTCAGAGAACTCTGCCTGATGGCAGAGGCCCGCTGCCGCGATCATTGGGCGCACACGTCAGCCATTCTTGCGATGCTTGCGAACGTCCATCGCGATCATCGCAAGAAGCCGACACCCTACAAGCCGGATGATTTCAATCCGTTGCAGCAGCGCCGTGGACAGGTCGTGCCAAAGGCTCCTATCGACGTGCTCAAGCAAGCATTCGTGAAGGAGGGCTGACCAATGGCTAACGCTTCTGGGATTCGCGCAGGAGCAGCGTATGTCGAGCTGTTCGTTAAAAATAGCCAGTTTGTCAAAGGATTGAACGCCGCTTCCGCCAAACTGAAAGCGTTTGGCTCCAGCATTCAGTCTCTTGGCTCGAAATTAACTGGCATCGGCGCTGGCTTGGCAGGTGGTTTATTTGGTGCCGCTAAAGTGTTTGCCGAGATGGGCGACGATATGGCCAAGATGGCGGCCCGCACCGGCGTCTCTGTAGAAGCTCTTTCAGAGTTGCGCCATGCAACGCAGCAGTCTGGTGCTGAAGCCGAAGATCTCGAAAAAGGCCTGCGCACCATGAGCCGCACTATCATCGAGGCAGCGAGTGGTTCAGCAAGCGCACAACAGAACTTTGCGAAACTTGGATTGACACTTGCCGACCTGAATCGTTTGTCGCCTGACGAGCAGTTCGAGCTGATTGCTGATCGGCTGTCGCGCATCCAGAATCCAGCGAGTCGCGTGACGCTTGCGATGGAGATTTTCGGTCGCACTGGCGCCAAGCTTTTGCCTATGCTGTCGGCTGGCGCCGAAGGCATTCGCGAGCTGCGACAAGAAGCCAACAATTTGGGGCTGACCATGAGCACAGAAGACGCGAAGGCAGCCGAAGCGTTCAAAGATGCTCTGAGTAGATTGTGGCAGTCTCTGAAACGGGTTGTGTTCATGGTTGGTGCTTCGTTGGCTCCGACACTCCAAAACATTGCTGACTGGATCACTGCTGTTGCTGCTACCGTTGGCTCGTGGATCAATGCGAATCGCGAGGTGATCGTTGTCATTGGCAGCGTGGTGGCTGGCATCATTGGTGTTGGCGCAGCCCTGATGACTGTCGGCTCGATCATCTCTGCCATCGGCATAGGCCTTGGCGTAGTGGCCACCACGATTTCCACGGCTGCTTCGGCGATAGGCTTACTCGGTAGCGCCTTTGCCTTCTTGCTGTCGCCGATTGGTGCGGTGATTGCCACAACAGTGGGGATCGGTGCGGCGGTCTTGTTTGCCACTGACGAAGGTATCGCAGCACTCGAAACACTGGGGCAAGGCTTCACCGATCTTCTCGGTACGGCGGGGACTGCATGGCAGGGCATTCAAGACGCTATCGCTGCCGGTGATTTGGCCGGTGCGATGGAGGTCGCTTGGCTTGGCATTCAAGCGGTATGGGAAAGCGCTATTGCCACGCTGAGTGCATCATGGCGCAGCTTCAAGTCGTTCTTTGTCGAGGTGTTTTGGTCCGCTGTTTTCCTCGCAGCCAAGGCTTTTGATGCTGCCTGGACAGCCATTGAGACCACATTCTGGACCGTTGTTGATGCACTCGATTCCGGCTGGGCGTATTTTGTCGCTGGCCTGAAGATTGCCTTCAATGAGTTCGTAGCCTTCTTCAAGCGCGCATGGGCACGAGTGCGAAACATATTTAACCGCGAGGCTGCGGATCGCGAGGTCGCAGCTATCAACGCTGAGGTGCAGAAGCAAAATAAGGAGGCTCTGCAGCAACTGGACAAGCGCGTGCGAGAAGATACGTTTGGGCGTCGTGCGGCCGCCGCACAAGATGCCGGTGCGCAGCGATCTAAGGTGCTGGACCAAATGCAGGAAGAGGGCCGACGTGATCGGCAGCGCCAGATCGAAGAGGCCAACAAAGCCGATCAAGCGCGCGTGGAAGCAATTAAGAAAGCGCTTGATGCAAAGACAGCGGCATTAGCGGCACAGCGTCAAGAAGTGGAAATGAAACGCGAGCAGGATAGGCTTGCGCGAGAGCGAGAGCAAGAGCAGAGGAAAGAGAGAGAGCGTTCCAAGTTCGAGCTTCCTGAATTCGATTTGGCGAGTATCGAATCAGGCCTGGACACAGCCGCGGCCAAAACAGACGTAAAGGGGACTTTCAGCGCCTTCGCCGTGGCCGGCTTGGGCTCTGATAGCTTGGCTGCGCGTACGGCTGCGGCCAGTGAAGAGGTCGCTCGCAACACGGAGCAGCTCGTACGCATGGCTCGCAACGGCGGTCTGGTGTTTGCGTGAGCATAAACGATGCCGGTCATCATTGAGCGATACGATAGTCGCGAAATCACGGTTGGGGCGGAAAACCCATCCGTCGAGCTGCTGTACATGGTCACTGGCACCGAAGACGATGCCCAGGTCATGGCCACGGTCGAGGCCACGATCCCTGCCATGTACGGCGGGCTGATATTCC